CACGTTGCTTTCTCCGGCACGGCCTTGGCCGCGGCGTTCAGCCGGACCATTCCCAGGAGCTCGGCCAGCGAACGGTGGCGCATGAGAGTAACGGGGGATTCCCCCATGTCTACAGCCAGAGCGCCGACGAATACCGACCACGAGGGACGGGGTCCGCCGTCGCGCTCGGACTTCTCGTCGATGAGCGATGTGAGAGCCGAGAGCCTCGCCATGTGCTGTTGGTGAGCTCGGCAGATCCGCACAACGTCCCACGGAGACAATGCAGCGATATTGCTCGGCACTTTCGGCGTATCGTTGTCCGAGGCGTAGGGCATTTCAGGCCCCGGCGTCGTCACGATCCAGCAAATCAGGAGCTGCGTGTACGCCAGAACGCTCATCACGTTGGGAAGACTCGCCATCGCCAGTGCGGTGGGATTCTCCAGGATCGCCTGACGCTGTGCTGTGAGGTAGCCACAGGTAGCATCCAGCGCGTGAACGTGCATCAGCGCATCCAATCCTTTCGGATAGACGTAGAGCGGTGCGCCATCTTTGGAACCTGACACGAGTTGCACCGGGATCGGCTCGGCACGGAGTGCATCCAATACCTGAGCGTCTGCTATTGCAGTAGATACTACTCGCTTGTCTTCACGTTCAGACTGTCCCGCCAGTCTCGAGAGAGAGCCGTAAGCTCTGGCCCATGCGAGTACGTTCTTCTTCGGGTTGGACTTGCCGCCCGGCATGAAGAGAGATATTTCACTCTCAGGTACGCCGCGAGCGGACAGGTGCGACCTTATGCGATCGCACCTGTCCTTCAGTTCAGCGATGAGTCCGAAGCGCACCGGCTACTCCGCTCCCTTACTGCCAGGTACGGATGATGTAGCCAGTGCAGTTGAACGCAACCGGAATCGGGGCCGCAGCCTTGCCCGAGATATTGACATCGACGGTTCCGGACACGGTGCAGTCCAAGAAATCCACCTCGACAAAGGTGCCGTCCTTGAGCAGCCCGTTTCCGCGGAAGCAGAGCAAGCCCTGCGTGCCGATCGTCTGTCCGTTGACAAGCATCTGTGTCGGATCGGCCGCTGTCCCTGTTCCGGTAGTTACTTCAGCCTGCGCAAACGCGAGCGACAGAGAGCGCGGGTTGAAGTTGAGCAGACCGAACTTTCCGGCCAGCGCACCGGGCACGAAGAAGTATCCGATGGGCGCGCCAGAAGTAGCCGCCGGAATCGGAGTGTTCGAGCTGGTCGGCCCGAACGAAGCCGAGCCCTCTGCGATATGGCCCAGAGTGTACTTGACCGCCTCCACAAACTTGGCGCCCGCTTCCTGCGCGATCATGACCGGACGCGCCACCGGCATGTCGAGGTCTGGCGTTCCATCGATCTCGAGCAATTCCATTCCGCCCGATCCATATTGAAACACCGGATCGCCGTCGGTGAAGTTGGTGAGCGCTGTAACCGCTACCGTGCTGTCCCCGGATGCGACCGCTGCCGTCGTTGTGGTGTTGCCAGGAGTGCCGGTCACTGCCTTCCGGTACGCGTTGATCGAGGTGAGTGAAGCAAGGATTGCCTGTTCGTTCATGGTCTGCTCGGGTCTGATTGTAAAGTGAGAGCTTGTGCTACGCGGAAACGGGCTGATAGACCCGCAGTGTTACATCCATGTCGGCTCTCGCTGTCCCTTTCCCAGGGGACACTGTGCGCCGAATCCTTCTCGTTACGTACGCGTCGATCGGTGGATCAAGGGATAGAAACGCCGGCCCTTCGTATGCTCGCTCCACTACTCGGATCAGTGCGTTCGCGATGTCGTCGTCGTCATCATTCGCATAAGCCGTGAACTGGATCAGCGGGTCTCTCGTATCACCGTCAGCGGCGAGCTCTGTCGACACGACGTGAGTGAATACGATAACGGGGAGTGAAACCGATCCAGCTTGCGAGGCAGGGACGACGTTCAGTGATTCCCGTCCCGTCAACGTCATGACATCTGGATGAGTGTCCAGTATCTCGACTGTGGCATCTCTCAAGCGTTGGATGATGTCGTCGGCGATGAGCTCGTCTTTCGTCATCGGCCCGATCCCGCACTACGCAAACCCGAGACGACAATCCCGTTCAGTTGATCCCGTACCTTGGCCAGCGCGGGTCGCATGAACGGGCGCGGAGCTATCACGGTGTGATGACCTTTGCCGGCGGACGTCGTACCGAATTCAAGAGGTTGCGCGTATTCGAGATTGGTTCCGACAGTTGCTTTGTCGTCATCCACTTCGTGATGGATCGAGTTGCGAAGTAATCCGGTATCAGGCGCAGGCGGTTCGCCCGGAGCTGATGCCTGGTGTGTCGTCGACTTGCCCTTACCCCGAGTGCCGTCCTTCCGTAGCCGGCCCTTCGTTCTACCGACGACGTAGACAACTCCGGTTCCCGGATGTGACAGTTCTTCCTTAATCGCGCCTTCAAGAGCTACTGCGGCCGCGGTAAGTATGAGTTTCTTGCCCGCCTGTATCCTGTCGTTCAGGTCGAGCAACGGTTTCAGTGGATCGTTCACGCTGCTATGCCCTCGGTAGGAGTAGCAAGGCCCACCACAAGAGCACCCGACAACGGAGAGGGCCGGGTGTCGATCACCTCGTACGTCTCGCCTGTGTAGTCGCCTGATGTGACAACGATCACATCTCCAGACCGGATATCGTTCGAGTCGGTACACGATCCTTCGGCTGTTACCGACGAATCAACTCCCCATATATTCTGCAATCTCTGTTCGGTTACGGCAGAGATTCGCATTGCTACGTTGGTGAGAGCGTCAGTCCACGCATTGACGGGAGAATTGTCGAGCTTCCGCGTTACCGTAGCGCGCTTCACCGTGACACGTGATCCAAGATTCTCGGCCACTGCTTTGGTCAAGGGACCGAGTGCATTCCGGAACACTGAGCGGGAAGGGAATTGCATCTGATATTCCCGTCAGCTCGAGCGGATGGACTTGGACTGACCCCAGCCTGACGACAGGCTTACCGCCATCGGGTCGAGAGCCAGGAACTGATTGAGCAACCGGACAACGTCAGGCGGCAAATCAGATACGTCGTTCCAGCCTGTCGGATTGCTAACAGATGACGGAGCGAAGTACTGCACCTCTGCGTCACCCGCCTTGGCGATCTGTATCGACTGGCTTTCGCCCGCGGTAATCGGATCCGTGTTTGCCACGATCTGCGATGCGTAATTCATCGCGAGAGAGATCGTTGCATTTCTTACCGCGTTGGGTATTGAGCCCGAATCGATCGGCCTGCAATACCTGTCCTTCACGTTTTCACGCGGCCATTCAAGCGCCTGAGAGTCGTTCGACGGACTCCCGGCGAATCGTAATTGATCGATGCGGGTGGTAGCCTGAACGATCGCCTGTATCTGTAGATCAGGCGTCGAGGAAGCTGCTATCCATGCTGCTCCCACGTTCGGGCGGAACGGTGCCACAACATCAACGTCCGTGATCTCCACGTACGCATTTGCTGAGGCACCGCCTACCGTCGCATCGAGTGTCAAGCTCACCGGTCGTTACTCGGCGGGCTCTGTTGGAACTGGCGGAACGGGTGGGACGACTGGCGGTGCAGCTGCCGGTTCGTCGCCGATGCGGTTGCCGTGCGCGTCGTGCAACGCGCCGTCCGCGCCCATGTAGCTACCCCCTGGAATTGTTTCATCCAGGGGACGCGTTTTCTGCTTTGCCATTCGCTGATTCTCCGGTTAGATCGTTTGCTAGATGGTCGGGTCGGCGTACGTCGTGGATCCCACGTAGAGCACCGCACCGTTGCCGCGCGTGTGCGCGCCGGCGCCGAACTTGGCTTCCATGTACTGAGCGCGGAGCGGGTGGGCGTCCACGGTTCCCGCGATCACGAGATTCATCGAACCCGCGACTCTCTCGCGGAGAGCGAGCGGCTTGGATGCAGCATCCGCGTCGAACGCGAAGGCGTAGTCCGCGATCATCCACGGCTTGACCCAGATCTCGGCCGCCCCGTAGATACCGATCGCTCGGTTGTCCAGACGGGTGATGTCGAGCCGCTGTGTTGCGTTGGCGACGTTCGACGCCAGGATCAAGCGCGGATCCTGATAGGCCGTGAAGCCCGAGAGCCCGCGCCATGCCGATTCGTCTGCCTTGTTGATGTAGATCTTGATCCGCCCGCCGAAGCCGTGTTCGACTACGGTGTTGATCAGCGAATCCGCTGCAGTCGTGGTGAGCGTCGCTGCAGCGAGGTAGTGCGTGTGGCTCGACGCGGTGAAGCTCTCACCGTTCGGGCCATCGGGGATCGGGGTTGAATCGGCGTTGTACAGCCGCTTCACGGGCAAGGACATGTTGTCCACGAAGAGGTCCGCGAACGTATAGTTGCCCGAGATGAGCAGCGCGCGCTTGATCTCGGTCATGACGCGCTTCCGATGTGCAACCTCACCGGCCTGCGTCATGCGCGCGAAGTCAGCCGGCGTCTTCTCCGACTCCCACTCCTTGGTCCATCCCACTGCGTACTGAAACTTCCTGAGAGGAAAGGCGACCTGCGAGGGCGGCGCTTCGACCTGCGTCGCGCTGCGGCCGTACTCGTCGACCTCGGTCATCGAGCCAGAGGTTGACACTCCCTGGTTCGCGAAGCGCTCGACGGTGAGAGTGGCGATCTCGCCGAGCATCTCCCGCATGACGAGGTTGTAGCCTGCAAGGTCGCGATCGAGTACCGCGGCCAGATCTTCCATCCCGTACGCTGCAGCGCTCTGGTTCGTAGTCGCGAGCAGCGTTGAGATATCGTGTGTACCAGTCTTGAGAGCCATGGGCGACGGCCTCCTAGTGCCGTGTGTGATTCTTGATTGAGGCCGGCGAGTTAGATCGCACGGGTGATACGGATGTCCGTGGTGTCGATGCACTGCGCAACGCCAACGGCGTCACCAGTGGATGCGGTTGTTGCGAGTGCGCCGGCTGTGGCCGACAGGTACAGGATGGCGCCCGGCGTCAGGCCGGTACCGTAGCGGAAGCGCGCGCCAACACCGAAGAGCGTGACCGGCTGGCCGGCTGTGGCGCCGCGCGGGCAGATGCCAGCGAAGATCGCCTTGGCGTCTGCAGCTGTTCCATTGCTCTGACACGCGGTACCGTCGGACTTGATGTAGCAGGGAGCACAGCGGCCGATTGTCTCGCCAGCGACAAGCCCTGTGATCTGTGGAGCGAACGCGCCGGTGGACGTATCCATTCCGGCATCGGCTGAGCGAGTAACGTCTGCCATTGTAGTATCCTTTTCCGTTTACAGTGAGAACGCGCCAGATGCGCGCTTGGATTCTGCTACTGATTCGACGGTGACGGCCTTCTTGCTGTCGCCCGCCGCTGTCGTTGTTGAAGGCCTGGCACCACCACCTGAGCCACCTTCGGCGAGATAGAACTCCTCGGCCTCTGCGGCGTAGGTTTCCTTGAAGAAGTGAACGGGATCTTCCGTTGTAACGACTCCCTTGGCGTCCTTGATCACCAACGCTTCTGCGTCGGAGAGATCGAGTCGGCCCTGAGCTTCCAGGTCGCGGATTGCGCGATCGGCACTCTTGGGGTTGCCGCCGTGCTCGATGAAGAGCTGCTTCGCCTTGTCCTGAACCAGCACCTTGCGGAGTTTGGTCTTGAGAGTGGCGTTCTCATCTTCCAAGGGTTTCCTCAGCGCTGCTTCAGCATCACGCTGACGCTGCAGCTCTTCTTCGGAGATTCCGTCTTCCTTCGCCTTCTGCGTCCGCTTCAGATCGTCCCGCTCTTTCTCGGCTGCCTTGCGCAGACGGTCCGCTTCCTTCGCGGTTGTGCGCTCTGCATCGAGTGCTGACTGGAGCTTTGTTACGTCCGGCAGCTTGGGATGCGCTCTCTTGACGCCTGGCGTTGCCGGGTCTTCGCGCTCTTCGTACACGTCGCGTTCGTCGGCTGGTACTGCTTCCAGATTGTCGTAAGTCTTGAAAGGCATTGTCGGGAGTCCTCGGCATCACGCCGAATTGAGCGGCGACCGTCACATCCGCATCACGCGGGATGGCTATCCGGTCGTGCATTTGGAGTGGCATTGAGCATCACGCCCGTTTGCCTCATGCACGACTCTACATACGAGCGTGTGTTGCACACACCCAATGCGCGCTTTTTTCCGCCCTAAAGTTTCAAGTGCTACGGTCGCTACGCCGCTGGACTTGCCTGTCGAGCTCTGCGCTCCCACACAAGCCGGTACGCCTTGGCTCGGCTCTCGCCTGAGGGGGCGATCATTACATAGCCATGCTGCTCCAGAGATCGGAGCGCGCGGGTCACGGTGTGCGCGTCCATTTTAAGCGCACGCTCGATTGCCCATCTCTTGACCGTGACGTATGAGCCAAAGGTGCAACGGGTAGAGAGATACCAGTAAGTCGCCTTCGCACTGAAGGCGAGGATTGAATCTTCCGCAATGTCCCGCCCTGCCGGGTAGTTGATCGGAGGCCTGTTAAACGCTACACTCTCTGGCGTTTCAGTCACTGTCAGCACGGCGTAAGCGAGTGAAGGGCGAACCAGCGGAGACGGGAGAACGGGCCGGACACGGGGAGAGGAGTGAAAACACGGCCGGATCTTACTGCGACGTAATGGCGGAGGAGTGTCGCCGTCGCTGTCTGCGACGCTGGTTCGCTGGGCTTCATCGGATACGTGGACGATTGGCCAGCCTATCAAGCGAGGCCCTATACTCGCGATCTTCGCGGCGCTGCCGCCCTACCGCGAAGATGATGTAACCGAGGAGGCCGAGAAAACATCCGCCGACATACGGGACAAGAAGGTGAAGCACTGCGTACTGAAGTGTCACTGTACACCTGCCGGTTGAAGTGGTGAGGTGGCTTCCCGTAACTGTGCGAGTGTCAAGGTTCTCCCATCCTGATCTATCGCGTTGGCGAGAGTGAGCGAACCGGATCGCCACATCGCCGCGCGTGACGGTCCAAGGATCGAATTCTGATCGCTGTTACTCTGCGTCTTAAGCCATCCGTCATAGCTCTGCATGGAATGGTCGACGTCGTTACCGAGGCCGAGCTTTTGGGCGAGCGCGCCGTCGAGGACTGGGATGCTTGTACTCCGGCAATTCCAGTGGAGCGGGGGGATCAAGCGATTCGGATCGTCGTAACGGAACACGCGGCCGTCAGCTGCGCGGCATTGCGGCGTGGTCCGGCTGTCCCTGACCGCTACGAATCGGTACGTCTGCGTTACCTGTGGCCCCGCGTCCTTATAACTCTGCTGCGCAGCGTCGTTGTGAACCGCTGTCGCTGCTGTCCGTGTAATCGCAGTTGCGTCCCGTCGTGCTCGAGCGAGAACGTTGGGCGTCTGATTGAGCGGATTGGTCGCTTGCGAGTTGCCGAGGATGTTGGCTGATATCTGCCTTACACTCATTCCCTGAACCAATCCCTGCTGAATGGCCGAGATCGTGGAAGGGGTGACGTTTGCGAGCTGCGCGGCGAACCACTGAGGAATGGTGTTGCCCTGAACTGCGAGAGAGGCAATCGAATTCGTCAGCGTCGTGGGCAGGAAGGCCCCCAAGGTCACGCCAACGTCTGCGAGTCCAGTAGGTAATGCTCCGGCTATCTGGGTCTTTGCTATCTGAGCTTCCAGCCCGTGATACTGCGACAGCTCGTCGACCATCTGGCTTGTGAGCGTGTTGTATCCAGAGGACAGTCGGTTGCCGACTTCTCGGAACAGATCCAGTTTTCGTTGCTGATCGAATTGCGAGAGGTTGCGGAACGACGGACTGACTATCGCGTCGGCTACGTC